TATGGCTTTGACCGAAACGGAAAGGACCATACCGCCTATGAAACGTGCAATTTTCTTGTTTGACACAACCGGATACGCAGCCGAACCTTTCACTAAGGCCGGGTGGGAAACTTATATCATTGATATAAAAAATGTAGGGCTATACGCTGAGAACCCGCGAGCAACGCATGTATTATCTTGGGATATTTTGGAAAAAGAGCAAGAAATAATTGAACTAGCAAAAGGGGCCACTTTTGTTTTCGGCTTTCCGCCTTGCACTGATTTAGCTGTTTCTGGCGCAAAACATTTTGCGTCTAAAGCAAAAAACAATCCCCTCTTTCAAGAAGAGGCAATTCACCTAGCGCGGAGTGTTGAACGTATAGGCTCGGCTGCAAATGTTCCGTGGTGCCTAGAAAATCCAGTAAGCGTTTTGTCTACTAAATGGAGAAAACCAAACTTTAGTTTTCACCCATATTATTATTCCGGGTATTTACCTGAAGATGACGAGCATCCCGATTATCCAAAATACATAGCAGCTAGGGATTTTTACTCAAAGAAAACTTGCCTATGGAAATCTACCGATTTTCATCTTCCGCCCATGAAACTTATCGGAAAGACACCAACCGGCTGGAATTTACAAACCTTGTTATTGGGCGGTAAATCAGAGAAAACAAAGCGCATCCGCAGTGCTAGTCCTCGTGGCTTTTTTGTGGCGCTACAGCAAGCTTGGTCAGAATAATGCACAAGCCCATCATGATCGTAGGCGAGTATTGGAACGAAGTTGAGGAGCGCGAAGGCCGCGCTTTCGTCGGGCCTGGCGCCGGCGTGCTTTGGGGCCTCCTGTCCCAAGCCGGCATTTCCCGCAGCGATTGTTTCCTTACTCACGCCTTTAACCTGCGCCCCGCCGGAAATCGCCTTGAGTCTTTCTTCGGCTCAAAGGCCGAGGCCATCCCTAACTTCCGGCCCGTCGCAAACGGCAAGTATGTTCACGCGCGCTATGCCCCGCAGCTTGAGCGCCTGCAGGCCGAAATCGAGCGGACCCGCCCAAACATCATCATAGCCTTGGGCAACCTTGCCCTTTGGGCACTGTGCAAGAAAACTGGCATTAAGAAATACCGGGGTTCCCCGCTGCCCACCGCTGATGGCAAATTCAAGGTCATCCCGACCTGGCCCATGAGCAGCATCTTGCGCCAGTGGGAACTCCGCGTCATCGTCCTTTCGGACCTAACCAAGGCCCGCGCCGAAAGCAGCTTTCCCGAACTTAACCGGCCCCGCCGCTACATCTACCTGGAGCCCGACCTCAATGACATTGCTGATTTCTATCAGGAATACATCGTTCCGTCTCCATTTCTTTCCTGCGACATCGAGACAAAGAACAAGACCATCACTGAGGTTGGCTACGCCACGGCAGACGGCAAGCGCGCCATAGTAATCCCTTTTTATTGCCGGGTTGCCGACGACGGCAATTACTGGAACACCCTTGCCGAAGAACTCCAGGCCTGGAAATGGGTCCGGCGGATCAACGAGGAAAAGCCCCTGATCGGCCAAAACTTTTCCTACGACATGCAGTATTTTTGGCGGACCGTGGGCATCCCCTGTCCGCAGTTCCTTGGCGACACTATGCTCCTGCATCACGCAATGCAGCCCGAAATGGAAAAGGGTCTTGGCTTCCTTGGTTCACTTTACACCAACGAACCCAGCTGGAAATTTATGCGGACCGACCACGATAACCTGAAAAAGGGAGACGACTGATGATTTACTTGGCTTCGCCTTACTCGCATGAAAAAGCCTGGGTGCGGGAGTTTCGCTACAAGAAGACCTACGAGTTCACACGCTACTGCACCATGAAAGGTGAGTTGATCTTCTCGCCCGTAGTCTACGGCCACCAGTTTGTCGAAAAAGACAAGGCCGTTATAAGCTACAGCTTCTGGCAGCCCTTCAACGAGCACATGATCTTGGCGTGTAGCGAAATGCGCGTCCTTTGTCTTATGGGCTGGAAAGAGTCCAAGGGCGTCCGTGCCGAACTGGCTTTCGCGGAGGCGCACGGAATGCCGATCACTTTCGCGGAGCCGCTCAATGAAAATATTTGACACCGCAAACCTAGACGAAAAAACCATGCGGGTGCTTTCCAGCAACGAGGCCTCGTGGATTTACAACGGGCTGGATTGCTGCGTTACGGCGGAAATCTACAACGAGCTAACAGCCCAACTCGACACCGAGCCGCCGAACGTCCGCGCGACCTATGAATACGCGCTGGACAAGCTTGCTCCTATCATGGAAATGTCGCTCCGCGGAACCCGCATCAATCAGCAGGTTAAGGAAAAGTCCATCCGCGAGTTGCAGGCGACCCTCGACGACCTCGACGCCCGCTTTCAGGAAATAATGCAGGCGGTCTGCGACGAAAAGATGAATTGGCGCTCGCCCGTCCAGCTTAAAAACTTCTTCTACGGGATGATGGCCCTAAAGGAGCACAAAGCGCGCAACACTAAGGGCGTTTATGCGCCGACAGTGAACCAAGAGGCGCTTGAAAAGTTCGCCGCCAACTATCTTTACGCGCGGCCCTTCGCTAACTACATCCTCGTCATGCGCGACCTCAGCAAACAGCTTGGCTTCCTCCGCACCGAGATTGACGATGACGACCGGATGCGGACTAACTACAACCTCGCCGGCACAAACACAGGCCGCCTTGCTTCCTCGATGAATGAGTTCGGCACCGGCACGAACCTGCAGAACGTCAACCGGAAGCTTCGCTACCCTTTCGTGGCCGATCCCGGCATGTATATGCTCAACGTGGACCTTGAGCAGGCAGACGGCCGGAACGTCGGCGCCGTGTGCTGGAACCTGTTCCACGATAGCCACGGCCCGGAGTTCGCCGGAAGCTACCTCGACGCCTGCGAAAGCGGTGATCTGCACACCAGCGTTTGCTACATGACGTGGCCGAACCTCGATTGGCCCGAAGACCGTGAAGCCTGGAAAAAGTTTTGCGACAGCTTAATCGCTCACGGGCAAGACAGCTATCGCCAGCTTGCCAAGAAGTTAGGCCACGGCACCAACTACTACGGCACGCCGCGCACAATGGCCCGCCACACGCACACACCCAGTAAGATCATCGAAGACTTTCAAAACCGCTACTTCACCAGCTTCCCGTGCATCCCAGCTTGGCACAACGCAGTCATCGAGGCCGTCAAAACCAACGGAACTATCACTACGCTTTTCGGCCGCCGCAGAATGTTCTTTGGGCGCGGCGACGACGCAGCCACACATCGCAAAGCAATCGCCTACGAGCCCCAATCCTGCACCGGAGAACAAATCGACCGCGGCCTACATCAGGTTTGGAAAGCCTTTCCACAAGTCCAGCTCCTCAACCAAGTTCACGACTCCATCCTCTTTCAGATACCGTTCAGCGAAGCCGAAGAACTTGTGCCGCGCATCCTCGAAGTGATGCAGGTTGAAATTGAACTAGCAGGCGGACGCAAGTTTTGCGTTCCGCTTGATGCCGCGGGAGGCTGGAATTGGGGATACGCGAGCGAGGAAAACCCGTATGGGCTAAAAGGGTGGAAGGGCAAGGAGGAGCGCTGCCCGCCCGTCTATCGAAAGAAACGGCAAAGCCTGCGAGATCATCTGTGAGACCAGATTGGATAGACAGCTTCCTTGAGCACACTGACAATATCTCGTCCCCGCCCCTCTTTCGCAAGTGGGGCGCAATTGCAACTATCGCAGGCGCGCTTGAGCGCAAGGTTTGGGTGCGGAGCCTTGGTTCCTACCTCTACCCCAATATGTATACTGTCATGGTAGCCCCGCCGGGCGTCGGCAAAACCGAAGTCACCTGGCGTATCCGTAAGCTTTGGGAAAGTCTGGAAGACCATCACATCGCCAGCACCTCAGTCACGAAAGCCTCGCTTATCGACGAGTTGGCTGAGGCCAATCGCCGTTGGGTAGACCCTAAGGCCGCGAACCCCGTAACGCACTTTAACTCCCTCTTGCTCTGCATCAATGAACTTGGCGTGCTTCTGCCTGCTTATGAAAACGAGTTCATGAACACCTTGACGGACCTTTGGGATTGCAAGCACTACTCCGAGCGCCGCCGAACCTCGAAGATCGAAATTGACATTGACAATCCGCAGCTTAATCTTGTGGCCGCTTGCACCCCCAGCTACCTGATGCACGTCTTGCCCGAAGGCGCCTGGGATCAAGGTTTCCTTTCCCGCACTATGCTGGTGTATTCCGGCGATCGACAGCTTCGGTCGCTTTTCGCGGAACACACTTTCAACGAACAGGAATACAACGACCTGCGCGATTGGCTTATGGACATTGCAAACCTGTTCGGCGAAATGCGGTTCACGCCGGAAGCCGCGAAAGCAATGGATCAGTTTCACTTAAGCGACGGCGAGCCGCGCCCGGATCATCCCAAGCTCGTGTCCTACAATATCCGGCGGACCGTTCACCTTCTGAAGCTTTCCATGATCTTCTCAATCAGCCGGTCTGACGAACTTATCGTAGAACTGGAAGATTGGCAGCGCGCCTTTGACGCCCTGATTGAAGTCGAAGCCCACATGCCTGATATTTTCAAGGCCATGTCTCAGGGCGGCGCCGGCAAGACAATGGAAGAGGCCTGGCATTTCATCTTCACCACGCACGCGAAAGAGGGCAAGCCAGTGCTCAAACACCGCCTTATCAACTTCCTGCAGGAGCGCGTGCCGGTTCACAACATCCAGCCCACCATTGACATGATGGAGCAGGGGAAGATGATCGAAAAACGCCTAACGCCTGGCGGCGATGCCTTTGTCCCCAGAGGAAAAAAGGCCGGGCACTAGGCCCGGCCAGTTGTCTGCGCCCCGTGGAGACTTAAGCGCAGCATTCGAGCAGGAAGGCCTGTTGACGCTCAGGCAGGCGATTGCCCCTCCGGCAATTCACATTCTCTGTCCCAGGTTGTGTTTGTCTTGAAATCGCGCCGAAGATTCCACGGCGCGTTTTCTGCTCGCCAGTCAATTTCCTCCTGCGAGAACCGACGCGGCTCTTCCACGTCGCAGAAGAGCACCAGGTCTTCAGGGTCCAGCGTCACCGGCGTCGGGCGGGAGCAACCAGCCAGGAGGCACAACAAAATCGCGCAGGTCGTCGATCGAGTCAATAGCCGTGTCACTGTTTCGGTCCTCCAGAACATTTATCAGCCGGCCGCCGCAGGCATACAGGTCCAGTTGTGTGTATTCGAGTTCTTGCTTTGCGCCCTGCCACCACTGAAACAGTAGCACCGCCGCAAGGCCGAGCCCGAGGTTCAAAATCGCACTTGCCTTAAATAGCATCACAGCACCCCGCGCGCCCGCTTGAGCAACCGTTCCCGCATGATCCACAAGGCAAGCGCCACCACAAACCCGCCGATGACAATTGCAGCGATCTGCGCGGGACCGTCAAGGGCCGCCACGCCGCCCACAACGGCCCCAGCACCGCTTACCACTTGTCCGACGCTTGCCCGTATCGTCGTGCTTTCCGTGGCCGTGCGTGGCGCTTGTCGGGCGTGCCACCGGGACGCGTCGAATCCGGGGCACGCCTTTGCCGCATAATGGTTATGCCCGGTCACTTTTGTGATGCTGGGATACTGCGCTTGCAGCCGCGAGATAAGTGCGCGTAGCGCCTTATCCTGTTCCGGCGTGAAGTTATCTTCAAACGCATCAGTCGCGGAACTTCCGGCGCCGCCAAGCAGGCAGATACCGACGGTCCCGGTATTGCGACCCTGCACATGCGCGCCTACCCGGCCCAGCGGACGCCCATCAGCAACTTTGCCGTCTCGGTCAATAATGTAGTGATAGCCAATATCACTCCATCCTCGATCCTCAACGTGCCAGCGCCGAATTTCCGCCACTTTGAAGTTAAGCGGCTGCGTGCCCCGCCAATCCGACGGGGTCGCTGAGCAATGTACAATGATCTCTTTAAGCGGTCGCATATCTAGTCTCCTTAGATAGTCGTGTTGTCACGGGTCACTTCTGTTCCGACGCCGAAAACGAAATTCCCAGATCCGGTGCTTTCGAGCGTATTGTTGGTCACCTCTGCAAGCACGTTAGCGTCGGCCGTGGCGTATCCGCTGCCGACAAAATCCAGCGTTTGCGC